CCACGCTTCTCCGTTTGTATATGGTGGCGTGAACGACCAGTTATAGCCATAGAAACTATCCATTGGGTTGGTCTTTATGACAGCCGGATTGATCGAGCCAGTTCCATCAGGCTGGCCAGCAACGGGAGGACCAAAAGCAGACGGCCTCGAATACATTGTAAAAGTTTCTTTAAAAATTGGAGATTGTCGGGGATCCTGTGGTACAGGGTAGGTTGATTCAAGAAAATTGGAACCTATACGGGCGTTGGCACCCGCCAGTCCATACCCGGAATTACTTCCCGCTGAGCCTGATTCTCCTCTATAGTCTCTAGAACCAGAGACTGATCTTCTAAGCTTAATTCTGGCGCCATATATGCTTCCTGATGTAAACCTTAGATCATCAGTTATAACGTTAGATTCAAGACTAGTAAAGGTGTTGTTCTTCAAAAAGAACGAACCGACTTCGCCGAAGAAATTGCTGGCCATCATAGAATAAAGTTCATCGCTAGCACCCCCCATTGAAGCTGTCGCATTTAAAGAACAGGACGGGTTAGGCTCGACGTCTATAATTTGCACGCCGGCAAGGCTTTTATCGGGAGCCAAGATTGCTTCGAAAGGAATTCTTTGATCCCAAAACTCGCCGCCGTGATATCCATAATTAGTACTAGACGGCGGGATACGAGCAGTAATTGCCCAATTGCTAGTAGCATCCCCATCGGATGAACCATAATAAGAGGCACTTAATTTACCTTTATCGGTTATAATAGGATAGTCTACAGCTAAACCAGACTTAATTGAATTGTATAAAATACCTGGAGAGCACAAAGACTGCATTAGTGGCCTAAGTAGACCTCCTTGATTTTGTATTAAATCGTGACCAGAATACCTAAACGTGCTGGAAGCCTTAACAGATGCATCAAGACCCGAACCATATGATCTAGAAAACTGGGAAACTAAATCAAGCGTTCTTTGTGCTGGATAAAAACCCTTATATGGATTAAACCTGATTGCGGCGCTACAGACTAGTCTAATTTCTGTCGCGTCCAATAACGACGTATTTTTAATATGAAGGAAGTCAGTTAAAAATTCAGAATTAGAATAATCAACATAAAAAGAACCTGTAGAGCTATTAATGGATGTTCCTGGGATTTCAAACGTATTTGTTTTGTTTCTAGATGATAGACCATATACAACATAGTCTTCGACATGCTGACTTATTCTAAACTCCGGTACTACGGAAAACCCTCTCGCTAACAATAATAGATCTTCGTTATAGTCATCATAATCATCAAACCATGGTGCCGAAGCCGAAGCTTGGAAACTTGGTGTTGTTTCGGAAACGCGTAACGGAGACGTTGCCAAGGAAAGAGCAGTCGTTACGATACCCGCCTGATCGCCGGCTTCCCACAGGGCTTCTCCTCCGAAAACATCAGTTTTGATTCCAGAGTTAAAAATCTCAAGACCTCTCTCAACGCTTCCTGTCTCTGGAATATCTGGGCCTGTTGGCGCCACAACAGAATTTGGAGTGCTCATGCAATGTTTTCTAGCGTAGAGCGCCGATGGTTTGAGCGCCCCATTTACACTTGGACTAGATCTCGCAACACCACTATGAATCAAGAAATAATTATTTTGAAGCTCGCCGGCAGAACCAGAACGTATGTTGGCTTGAATATCGCCACCGGTACCCAAATTTGGCGGACCAGATCTTGTCAAGAAATCAATTTGAGCATCTAAGGGCCAACAACTTTGTGATACTGCAGGGGAGTTTATGCCAAAAGAGTTTGATAATAAATTTCCAACAGCGAGACGATCGGTGTTGCTATCTCTCCAAAACTTATTATCGTAATCAGTTTTCTGGCGTGTCTTAGAGATAAAATCATTTTTTACAGATGGGAAAATATTTTCACAATACATTATCCAGTTTAAAACAAATGGACCATCTCTTATTACTGATATTATTTGATCGGCGGCCGTAACCGTATCTTGATCTGGGTAGCCAAACAAATCATTAAATTCGGTACTATTAAAATAGATTTTTTCATTGTTATGTGTTGCTATAATAGTTTGGACTCGCGAGTCAGATTGAAAATTTATGTGTAAGGGTCGACCCCTAACAGACACTGGCGGTAGGTCATACTTTGTAATAGTATCGCCGGCTTGTACTTCTGCTCTTGAAACTTTATTGTTTAGGCGCTCATGAACCAATATTGGATGCTCTTGAATCCTCATCCTCTTCCAAGTCCATCCAAATGCTCCATTTCTGCGAGTTAATAATAAATTAAGATAATCGGCAGAAGAGGTGAAGAAATCTTCAATCTGGTGATAATCAACTATGTCGCTATTAAAATATTCTGTTCCTGGCGTTGTGAGAGGATATCCCAGCGTATTTGTTGAGCTTGTAAGTACTTCATGGGTTAGAATATTTAATTTTGTCGTTGGTTGCCACAAGCTTTGTGTAAGCTGTGGTACTACAGAACTAGCACTTACATAATCAAAGTAAGAAACCCAGCCGCTAGAGTTCTCGGTGTCGGAAGAACCAGAATAATATAAGCCGGCCCGTTCTCCGAATACTGGCATATATCCATAAAATCTTTGCGCATCCATAATAACAGAAGATGTAAACCAAGAATACTGCAGATCAGATCTAGGAATCGGATGTTGTACATAGAAGTTATCGTACTTGGACCCTGTAGCGGTTGTCATACTCTTAGGGCTATAAATATCTCCGTCATTAGACATCTCCGGCCTAATCAGCCTGTTTCTATTAATTTTGTGGAATGAAGGCGACTGATCATATCCGGCGCCGGGCAGATCCCCTGCGGCCGTTACGAACATTGAGTCTCTGCCAAATCTTGCACTATGGCGCGCGAGATGCGAGCGCAAACCAAAGTCTTTTCCGTGAATATCATATACGCGCATCGCTGATGCGCCAGATGGATAAGTCTCCGACGTAACGATGGCGCCACCATATACTTCAGAAATAGTGCCGGTGGGGCCCTGAGAAGGCTTAATTAATGTTAGGTTTCTATTTAACAAACAATTATAAACTGAATATTCCGAAGATCTTAAATCTAAGTACCCCTTAGTCATCGTCTCTATGCCGCCCGGTGCGGCGAATCTAGAAACTATAACGGACTTGTTTTCAGTAGCGGAGAGATATCCTGTATCATATTCGTCAAAGAACTTAAAGTGACTACCGGACTCTCTTCTAATATCGAGTATGGTTCTTACATTTGTTGAAGCTGTTGCTGCATGTTGAAATGCCTGAGTCGGCGGTGTAGGTTGGTTTTCAATAAATGCTCTGGGATTTTCATATGCTCCGACAACATTAACTATTTCATAATTTCTTGTGTAATTTCCTAATGTTGAAGAGCCTGTGGTAATTCTAATATTTTTAAAATTTACTGGACGTTTAGCTACAAAATCTCTATATAGCCAAGCTTTGTTTGAGGCCGTCATTGGATATGGAAGAACAGCGGGATCATCCCATTTCTCCTCATTCGCCTCTGGCCATGGATAATCTGGCGCGACCATACCAATAGCACCGGTAATATCCGGCAGAAATGGATTGCCATGAATCGTGCCCACCAACAACTTCCAAGCTTCAGGTCGATTGTACCATTGATCAGAGCCAGTATTTACCGCAACATGCCTAGATTGATGTCCGCCAACCGCGTAATCTGTGAATGGTCCCTGCATTGGAACTTCGAAAGAGTCTCCATAAGTATCATGATGCAGGTTAACAATCTCTATTCCACCTGTCACCCTATCTACAATGGCTTTATTATATCCACTTACAACAGATGAACTAACAATATTGAACGGAAACACAAAGGAAGATCTAACATTAGTATAACCAAAGCCATCATAATCAAAGTTTCTACCATGCAACGTTTTTAAATATCTTTTCGTAAGTATTCTCGGGTATTTGTCGGTTTCCCACTGGTGTGTCTCGTGGAGAGGTTCTATATCTTTCGCGAACCCAAGAACAACATTTCGAGGTATGAAAGTGCTTCCATCATTATCGACGGGGCCAGCTGGCCTTAAAGCATTATAAGTAAAATCAATATTCTTTTTATCAGTAAAATTCGTACCTGCGTGTATTGTGCTCCCTGTTGCAACGGGAGAAGGCATCTGAAGATTGTATGTTTTCACAAAAGAAGAACTAGCAAACGATATAGCCGGATATGGAGTGCCACCAACAGTATAGTGCAAAGCCACTGATTGACTTAAGGTGGGCGAAGACCATATTATTTTTTTAAAGTTTTCTCTTTGAGCATCTATATCGGCATTAACTGCTGGGGAGTTAGTTGAGCGGCTTGAAGAAATTTCAGTCGCGCTTCGTTCCGCTCTAGAGTCCCAATATAATCTATTTTCTTTTGTTGTTCTTGGAGATTCTGGTATTGTGGAGTGCCCGTCTTTCCACGAATATAGGTTTTCATGAGCACCTCGCATTGCTGTGCCTATATCTGGTTCTTTAAATTCGACCGTGGGGAATTTTGTTTGATACTTATTTCTTTCTAATACATGACTTTCAACAACGTTCAACAAATCATTCTCAAAATTTACAGAAGCCGGCAACAATTGAGATATAATGGTCATTATTGAATCATCGAGCCATTTATAATAATCAACAAATTTCTCAATATTTTTAACTTCACCGACCCTTCTAAAGAATGCTTCTCTTAGCTTTTCTAATGATTTGTATCTATGACGATATTTATTTACCGGTTCTCCTATAATATTATTAAAATCAACAACACCAGCAAAAAATTTCAACATTTCTTCGGATATTGCATTGTACATGCTTTTTTCAATAGTAAAATAATAATCCGGAATTGTCTGTTCAAAATTATATACCATATCATCTTCTGACAAAATTTGAATCATGTCAGACGAAACCACTCTTTCTGGATCTACAAATTTATAATTGTTTACGGAAAGTTTTTCAATTACATTAACAGATGAAGTCTTAAAGCCATGGCCATATCCTGTATGTTGATATCCGGCCCAGTTTCCTGCCCAGCCCAGATTGTCTCGTAGTTCGGCGGAACCGGAACTCATATCAGTAATAAAAAAGTTTCCGTTACTATCGGATCCGGTTACATTTTCAAAATCCCAATTTAATACCAATGAATTTAAATTTAGATTATCGTGGCCAAAACTATTAAGATCTCGTGGAGAAGTTCGCATGTACGAACCAGACACGCCGGCGTTATAAAAATCATTAGCGTGCTGCTCCAGCACTCCATCCTCAATATATTTTGTCCAATATTTTACAGAATTGATGTGAATATCTGAATAGTTTAACACAGAACCAGTTATATTCTCACGCCTTGCTCCTGCATACACTCTTTTTGCTGCATTCAAAAACGCTGTGGCGGTTTCATGATTTATAGAAGCAGTAAGAAAAAAGCTGTTCTGTGTAGTGCCGATTTCATTATTATAGCCCCGGAAAATTAAATCATACGTATTAAACCCGCTCTTGAACGCCTCAGTTGAGCCGCTAACGATATATGCAGCTTTATTAGAACCAGTTAAGCTTGGTGTTAATCTTACTGAAAAATTCCAGTTGGTATTGTTATAGACATCAAGGAAAGTGCTGCTAGTTAATGTTGGGAATGGAACGTCGCCATCCAGACCCTCATTAGAAGAGGAAAGCATAAACTTGACATTCTTGGAACTTGGCCGGTCTCTAACTGCAAACACTTGAAAGTTTGCTACATCGGGCCCCGAGTCTTCTCCGAGACTTGTTATCCAAGAAGTTTTGGCACCACTCTTAATATCGGCGCTGCCCGTTGCTACAGTATATAAACCAAACAAAGAAACTTTGGGCTCATCTCTATTAAATTTATCCAAACCCAAATAGAAAGTCGGAAACGTTATGCTGGCCTCATTTGTAAATCCATATGGATCTTCAAGGGCCCTATAGTGCCCGGCGCCGGGGCCTCCCTTTGGGGCATTTAATGCACTATATCCAGCACCATGCGAACCAGAAATAAAACCAATTGTATCTCCAGCAACTACATCTGTCGGAGCGTGTGCAAACGCAGAACCAGTATATTGTTTCTGGTAAATGACGCCATCGACGTTGTTACTATCATTTAGATTTATTGTTTTTTTATGTAAAAGAGTTTGTTGAAGATTATTTTTAAGTTGATAAGTTGTTCTATTGGCGTATGCATTTAATCTTATTAGACTGTCATCAAGATTAAAGCACCTTAAAACATTCTTGATAGATCTTTCTGTTCCTTTAGACTTAAATATATTTGTTAAGTTGTTATACAAATTCATGTAAATTAGATTTTTAGTCTCAGTTAGATCTCCCTCAAAAGAACTAGTTAAATTTCTATTAAGAAATCTTTCCATAATCGTTGATTCAATAAATAATTCTGGCGTTGCAAGACCTAAAGATTGCGGCAAATGCTTTGCAAATGAAATTGGGCTATAGGAAGCACTAGTGTGAATATCGTGCTTAAATGTCGGAAGGGCTTCTATTTGTAAGCTTAATTTATCAAAGTATGCCCCTACAATATGTGTTACATATCTAAGATCTGATTCAAACTCTTCGCCACCAGAATCTTCGTCTTCTTCCGCTATCCATGATGGCAACAAACTTAAAATTGATGAATTATTTTGCCTATCATACCAAGATCCGGAATTTAATAAATCGGTTTTAAGAGATACGACATCTGGGTGATTAGCTCGAACAATCGGATCCCTATATTCAGAAGTGTGTGCAGATCCGGATGCAAGCACAATAGCAGAACCGGTCGCTCTTGAATTAGTACTATAACCTGTCCATATTCCGTTGCTAACTCGGCCACTATAGTCTAAAACAATGCTGTCAGTGTCCGCATTGGTTGTTATACCCTCGTTAAATTTGTAATACAGGCCAAGAGTCGTGTTAGAAATATCTGTGTTCACACCGCCTCTTATGTGTGTAAACCAGTTTGTTCCAATTTCTCTCGGAGTCCTCGCAACTTTCCAAAATCTAAACTCATCAAGTGAGCCTGACAGCTTTCCTGCTCCCGCAGTAATGCTTAGTCCAGTAGGAGTTTTTTGAAGCGCTCCGATGCGACCCATTGCATTTTTGTCATTAAATTCGTCAAATGTATAATGTTCGTTTTGGAAAAAGTGTGAATTATATATGGCTTTTACTTCATCTTCTGAAAGAATGGAGTTCCAAACTGCAAAATCAGCCATTAATCCTTGCCATCCTCCTGAGCCGCCGTTATTGTTTCCAATGTAACACGGATTATAAAAACTAGACAACGCTCCTGTGGGTGTGGTCTCTTCTGTGAGAGTAACGGGAATCCCGTCAATATATATTTTTGGATCGTGCGAGGCATTATTTGCGTCGTATGTAACCACAACGTGGTGCCAAGTACTAAGTTTAATTACATTATTAGCAGTCTCCCACTCTCCATTATCCCCACTAAAATGAACATCAAAATGTAATTGTTCATCACCATCAGTATATAATTCGACTCCCGTGGATCCAAATGCAAAAATACGACCATTGTTACCACCACCATCGCCTGATTTGTTTATCCAAACAGAAAATGACATTTGTTTATTACTAGCAGCGGAGGCTCCAATAATTGAGTTCCAAAGATTAGCAGGGCCAACGTTTACGCGCTCGTCGTCGTCATCGTCAAAAATTGATGATCTTGTTGCTTCTTGAATATATCCAGATGGATAATTTGTAGTGCTCAGAGCCGGGCGCTCGCCAGATGCATCAAAAGTTCCAGTGCGTGTTTTCCATTGTTGTGTTGCGGTTATTATACTATCTGAAATAGCGGTGCCGGCAGTATTAGAAATTGCTGTCTCGCTTACGGTTGTCGCTCTTAATGCTACTATTTCTGAAGTCGCTGTGGCTGTAACGTTTAGTGTGCCCGCTGCGTTGGCAGCATTAACTGCTGCGGCGATTTCTATAGCAAATTGATTTGCATCCGCGCCGCATATGCTATATGCTATCATGGTAGCAGTAGACGTGGATTTATTTTTGTTAATTTCAAATTCAACAGAATTTGTTTCAACATCATAAATCTTAAGAATTTTTCCGTCTGCTTGTGCTAGAGTTTTACTTAGGGCAGTTAATACAGCCATGGGGGCTTGGCCTGCGCTGTCGTGCACGTTTTGACTTGCATAATTTTCATTAAGTCTCCACCAGCCCTGTAAATTATCTTGTGATGAATATTTCTTTAGTGTGCCCTCGCCAAACGCAGTGTGGCCTGTAAAGCTGGAAGACAAACTATACAGCGGAGCACGAGAATTTCTATCATTAAAAGCTCCATTGACATATAGCTCAGTATGTAAGCCCGATCCCGTATTAAACATTCTTACGGCGTAATGATTCCAATCTCCAAAATTGTTATGAAGAGAGGAGGTTCCCAACAAATATAAGTCTCTACCAGGAACACCGCCGGCTGTGGTTGTAGAGCTAGCTCCGTGGGCGCCAGATTGTACAGTTATCACAAACGGAGAAATTGGCTGACCCGATGCATCTCTAGAAGATGTCAGCTCTACTAGTATTCGCCCATAATGCTCGCTATCAGTGTCTTCGTTATTCCACCAATCAAAAACCACTTGCTTTTCAGTTAAGCTTGCTAGGGGCGCTTGATATCCAGACTCTTTTGGAGCGGAGCCGCTCTTCATCCAGAATTCTACTGTCACGCCTGTATTAAAATTAGCTTTAAGGTTGGACTCTCGGGATCCAGATCCATATGTTGAAGGAAGGCCTGCGCTTGTATAAATATCAGTGTCATAAATATTAGAGTTTGTAAACCTATTGTTATAATCATTAATACTCAAACCGGACAACAGACTATTCTGTGAAGAACCAGTTCCGGGACCTCCTTTAAATGTTATGTATTCTAATGTTGCCGGAAGACCATAACCATTAGTTATGGAGCCATCTAGTGAGCCCCAACCACCATCATCCGGATGCGCAATTGTAATAAATCCATTTGTGCGAGGATACAAATTATTAAAAATATATTTTTCAATATCTAATAATTTATTTCTATACTCGTTTATCTCAGCATCTGAGCCATCATATGGATAATAATCATGAATCCATTCAATCGCAGTCCTGTAATAAAGATACGCAGAGCCATACTTTACAAAATTTTCTGGCTTTTTAAAATTAATATGCGGCACATATGTTGATTGATGCTCAACAATTGCTTCCATATTTCTAGAGGATTCTACGTCTTTGAACGCCTCTTTTGTATTAGTTTCTGACAGATAGTTTCTACTGGTATCTGTGTCGAAAAGTTTTTTAATGCTCATAATCTTCTACTCGAAACTTGAACGTTTGATCCTGTTCTACCCAAGTTGATAATGAATTATCATAAAAAGCAAACTTGAGAGCATACTCATAACCAGCCTCCAACAGATTCATGTCAAAATCAAAATAATTTCCGGACACATCATATGATAGCGCTGTGGCTTGATGTTCATTCCCATAGTGCCCATCATAGCCGCCAGTGCCATATGGAACTGCCTTTAAAGAATCTATCGTTCTATAAACTCTATAAGCCGCACTATGAATTGTTTTTGTGGGTATGTTTGTGGTCGCTTTTGTGTAGATATTCGGACTCCAGTTTCTGTCTCTTACAAATACGTTAAATCTTACCGTTTCATCTGCCTTATAATTGTTACGCAAATTAGTAATACTTAAAACATGCCGGGTCTTGCCGATAACATTCATGCTATCTTGAAGCTTAGGCTTGATAGAGCCGGTATGAAATCTTCTTTTTAAGTGCCCATACTTGCTTGGATCTGTTCCATCCGCAAGTGTGCCGCTGGACCAAACATCGTATAAAGTCAATATTGGATCAAAGCCTGTGACTAACTCAGATGCAGTAATGGCCAGAGAAGCTGAGTATATTCCAGTTGCTACCCAGCCGCCTGTAACAAAATAATCCAGCAGTGCGGGTGCTCTAGTTGGCTGTCTGCCGTTAGTTGAGCCAGGAGTAGACTGGCTATTCATCATAAGCATACCGCTAGAACCGGTGGGACCAGTATCATCAACATTTCCCGAAAATAGACTAACCATAATGGAGCCAGTCTTTTCAATTCCTGCAATATCTTTTAATTGGCCGCGAACATAATTATAAAAATAGATTGTATTTAAATTATCTGCCGGAGATGCAACTGAGCTACTATAGTAAAAATCTCCACGATCATCTCTAAGAACATCTTCCCAGCGCGCCTCAATATAAGGACGCTTAAAGAAATATTGACTCTTTCTTCCAAAAAGCCTCTTAATATAATACGAAGTTGTAGAGCCACTTGGATTTTGAATAAGACCGGCGTCGTCGCCGCGGCCTGATACTCTACCTGCTAAATGATCTATGGCGCCAGAAGCTTCCTGGCTAGCCGTAAGCATAACACCAATTCCATAATTAGAATATGTGCCAGCAATCCATTGCTCAACCCATGGAGTAATATTGACCTCTATATCTTCTGTGCCATCTGCAAGTGTTTGATAAAACATGTAAATTGGCGTATCAACTTGCTTATTAGAGCCGCCAGAATACGTGTGATACGAGCCACCCGCTAAAAGTGTGCCGGCGATATCTGTCCAATAGCTAACTGATGCGGCGCCCCATTGGCTGGTTGCGGTTATTACACTATCAGTAATTGCTGTACCAGCAATGTTGGTGCTTTGCTGATCTAAAGTTGCATAGTCCATTGTTAAAGTTACAACAGCATCAGATGAAGTAGCAGTAATATTTAATGTATCGGCATCGTTGGCCGCATTTATTGCGGCGGCAATATTTGTAGCGAATTGCGTTGCGTCTGAATTGGCATTTCCGAAAGCTATTTTTGTAGCAGTGGAGGTACTAATACTATTGTCTATAGTAAAAGAAACCGAATTGTTGCTAGCATCCAAAATAGTTAATACTCTTGTGCTAGCATCACCACCAGTTTTGCTTAATGCCGTAAGAGTCGCTTGAGCACCAGTATTGCCACCACTAGAGGCCGTCATCCAATTGCAGCCTTCGTTTCCAAGCGTTAAATCTGTGTAGCCTTCCATATCAAGACCAACGCCCTCTTCCCAGGATTGAGAAACCATCTGAAATGCATACTTTGCATCTTTAGGAACTGCGCGCGAGTGAGAAGCATTAAATAATCGTAAGTAAAAATTCACGCTTCCGCTTGCTGGAATTACATCATTTGTTCGATCGGTGGAGATATCTGTTATTGGAAATTTAACCAAAACACGTGATAGTTCAGCAGAACTAGTTGAGTATCTTCCATAAATTGAAAATACATCTAGAACGTCAGACGCTCCCATATTTGAACCTGTGCCTCTTATAGACAAGTCCGGACGATAAGCATTTGCAATCGTTGTGTCTGCACTTGCAGTGTATCTCTTTAAAGTCATTACCGAACTGTTCCTCGTATATCCACTTCTGGAAATTTAACTTGTACAATCGCATTTAAGGGCGTTGTGAGTGCTCCTCCGTCCGGAGACAAGTTCCTTTCGACATCCAAATAGGCGCCTCCATAATCGGAACCTTGCTTGACGGAAAGCTTTATTGAAATAACATCAAGCACTCCAGTGACACTAGACAATATGCTATACATTTCACTAATGTTTACTGATTCGCCAATAAAAAATCCACCGACGTATCTTTCTTGTAATTTTGCTGTGGCGGCCGCCAAAAGTTCAAACTTATCTACCCCTATCGATGGTCTAACTATAAAATTAATTCCGATATTGATTACATATGGATCTAAAATATCAATGGTATCGTTCATCATTCTATAATTATCTAACCAGTTTTTCAAATTATTTTTAATAGTCTGATTAGTTTTTGTAAGCTTACCAAACTTATCGTCAGAAATTACATATAAATTGAGATTTCTTTTTAGTGAGTCCGGATCTCTCTGCATTGAACATCTCTTAATCGAGCCATATTTTGCCGGCATACGATAAACGAGACTCTCGTAGTCTGATTGTGTTACTGCTCTATTCTGCGAGGGATAAGTGTCGTATATTCTTCTTTTTAGATCCGATGGTGATGCGCTTGTTGTTTTTCCGATTATAGGAGTTTCGTTAATTACTTCTAAGGACGCCCTAATAGAGGTGATTTCTGACGACGCTAGTTTTTGTTCGTTTCTAAAGGCCATGATAGGATTAACCACTTTGTTTAACCCAGCGGTTGCTACATTGGAAGAAGATGCATTATTTGCTCTATATATTATCGTCAATGTTGTATTTTGGGGAACAATTCCGTAGCTTATATTTTTTGATAGCCTAGTTGGGTCAAAAGTAAGATCGGAAATGTATTTTTTTCCAAACAAATCGGCCGCAACTGACGAAGGATCCGCTATTACATCTGATTCAGTTGCGTCTCCGCTTCCAAATTGTATGGTGAGTTGATTTCGTCCATGTGATGTTGTAAACTTTCTTGAAACCAACACCGGTTTTAATATAGACGGAACATTGTCATTCATATAATTGTTATTTGGAAGCTCCCTAAAAATCATATCTTGCGAAAGATAATCCACTTCAAAGTATTCATTACCTTCAGAATCTACAATTGAGATTATTTCAGCGATGTTTTGTCCTCTAAGAGTTACCTTTTTAAATCTCTCAAATGGGCCAATAGCAACTTGTTGTACAGAAAATTGACCAGATACTACCGAACCATAAGCCTTTATGGCATAATATGTTGGGGCGCCCGTAACATTGTTTACTCTAGCGACCACCATGGGCAAAGATGGATCGGAAAAATCAATATTTTCTGTCAAAACATATTTGTTTCCATTGTCAGCAGAAAAGGTAGATCCTCTTTTTAAAACTGGGTAATACATAGAAGCGGGCCCTAAACCAGCGCTTGACGCCGGAACAAGGACGAAAAAAGCAGCTTGGCCATAAGTCGATGCGGCGCCGGTGTTTTTATATCCTAAAATTCTCCCATGTCTGATTATATTATTCGTCTGATACGCTGTATCTAAAAATGTTTCGTTAACGTTATAATCAAGGTAAAACGATAGTTGATCTCCAACATATGCGACCGCATCAAGCATCATAGAGCCAAAAGAGCCCTCGCTAAAATCTTGAAATGAATCAGGGTACAACCTTTCAGCTATCTGCATCAAATCATCACGGATGCTAGCAAAATCCCTATTAGTATAATTTATAGGAATCATTTTATTTTGTTCGTCAGCCATTAAAAAACCTCACTTCTAAATAGTAATTTCCAATGATTCGGAAGAGTTAAGAGATGGTATTTTATATAACACTCTAATCCCTAAACTATTTCTCTCTATATTAGCGCTATCATAGAGAATATCTATAATGCCAATAGTAGGCATATATTTTTTTATAGATGATCTCATTTTTTGGTCTATCCTCAAGAGAGTTTGTGTGCCCTCCTGTTCAAATAAAAATCTCTTAATCCCAACACCATACTCTGGAGACATTACTCGCTCACCGGGATTTGTTAAAATTAACATTTTTAAATTTTGCCTAATGAGGCTTCTAAAATCTTTGTTCATTTGAAATCCATCAATTGAGCTACGGCGTAATGGAAGGGCTATACTTAAAGAAGACATGTCGACACCTCTATATAACTATTCTCTTTCACATTTATTTCCTTCTGAATCATATGGATCTGGTCTTAATTTTCGCCTTTTCCACCAAGGAAGCAATTTTTCACCAGTAGCCGGTCTTAAACTATTCCTAAGATTATTGGCTAATATCCGGCCCGGTTTGGGCAACTCTGGAAATTCTCCAAGTTTAAGATTTACGTAATTATAATTTCTTCTGAACAATCTTTTTATTCTTTTCTTGGTTCTCTTTAATAATACCTGTTCCCAATTATCATATTCTCTAACAAACCAGCCGCTCCAAAATCCCGGATTACGATCGTGAACACTGGCCCAGCCGGGCGTGTATCCTTCAGTGAGTGTTTGTGCCGGATCTGTAGGAGAGAGGCCTTCTGCGCGCATGCCAGGCCTGGACGCAATAGAAGGTAAATCTAAAGCTCCGTCATCGACCGTAACTTCCCCAATTGATGGCAAAAATCCCATATCATTGTAAATAGCCATAGCAGATACTATTTTTTTCATCGGAAACACATATTCGCAAACTAATTTAAATTTATCGTCCTGTTTGAGTAGATTAATCAAGCACAATAACAGCTTGCTGTTATTTTGAAATGGTTCAAAATTAGATAATGGAAAGTCTAGAGCATCTATTTCTACTTCCGTTATTGCGGCTCTTTGACCTTCAATGGCTATTGAAAGCTGCAAGCCATAGCGAACTCCAATATTTCCAGTAATGCCAATCGGGTTTTCTTGATCATCTAATATTAATTCTAAATCTCCAGGATAAACATCTGCAAGATTAAGATCTTTATTTTCATTGGCCCCTATCATCGACACAGCTTGAGATGAACTATATTTTTGACCATTAATACTGATATACTTTTCAAGTATAAATGGCTGCTCGGTATTTGACAAATCAAAAACTCCACCATAATCTTCCACTTCGCCGATCGGGACTACGATTTTGGTGGAAAATGGTTTTAATATGTTATGAGCATCGGGAACATGTTCTGGGCCGGCCATATAAAATAGATCCCCGTTATCATCGATGTGGGTATGATAATATCCAACATATTCCTCGCCTTTAATAAATTCTGAGTCTTCTTCGTTGACCACATAAACGCTGAGTTCTCCTCCATAAGTATATTGTTGGGTGACCTCCTCTGTTGGAAGATCTGTGCTAGTTTCAACAAAAGTATCTTCATTTAATACTAAAGAGCTACCTTGCACATAATTTTCTAAGATATGATAACTCATGTCTTCAACGGCAGGCGAAACATCAAGAGTGGTTTTTAAAGCTTTTAATATATTTGGTACTAATGTCTCTATCTGTTCAACAACCAATTCTTTTAAAATTATTTTTGCCTCTTTCCTTGTATAGAAAACTTGATTAAGATTTTTCTCCTCTCTATAGTTTTTTAATGTTTTAAAGGCCTTTACTTCATGAAGCTCTTTAGCATTTTTCAAGTCTTGTCGAGTGGGATAAGCATATGACTCTTGCATGTCGTTGATGGCTGTGCATGCCGCTAAAGCAGCCGCAGAAGGATCAGGTATATCACCATCGTCAACTCTTCTGCCATAACTCTGTACGGCTTGTTCTAAGAATGCAAACCAAAATTCTCCATCGCTAAATCCCATTGAACCATCTTCATGTTCATCAGTACCTCCTCTGAGGACAAGCTCCATATTCTCTACAATATATGATGCATATAAATCAGAAAATACATTTGTAAAATCTGGCTTAAAGGTTAAAAACGTAGCTAATGATTTTATAAAGTGTGTGGCTACAAATATTCTAATTGTAGATACCATAATCCCTTCAATAGCCACAGCAGAATCTCTAGTTAAAATTCTGTTATATGGTTTTTCAACAACACATTCGCTACTTCCGGCTTTGAGCCTTTCATCAACTGGAATTTTACTTCTTCGAGCGCCAATAATTTGCTCAACCTCAGAAAAATTTATAATATCAGCACCAGTCTTATCTTTGCACTCTGTTAATTCTGGGAAGAATGCATCCAATATTCCAACCCAGCCAGTGCTCTCGACGGGTTTAATATATATCTTAGGGCTCATATACGACACGCCATAAGTTGCAGGATCAAGATAAAAAACTCTATTTTCATCGTCTCGCTGGCCGGACTCGACCTCATATTGCATTTTACTAATTCCTAAAATCATATCATCATTAACAATTTTACGAGTTATTATATTGCCATCCTCATCTGTTGCTTCGATTTCTGCATCTCCATATATTTCGCCGGCATCATCATACCCAAAACCTAAAACATACTCGGTATCTTCTCTAGTAAGAGTATCCATCTTCATGCCATATCTAAAGGCCATCTCTCCATTAGTGGCTATAGAAGTAGCAAAACTCTTAGCCGCATTAGACATGAATTGATCATGAACGATTTTAATACTTGATCTTTCAACCTCTCCTCCAAGTAAATCATATAATAAAACAACTTGCGGACTATATTCTGATTGTTCTACAAAACAATTCATAAAAGTAGCATAATTGGTGACATCTACATTTGTAAACGTGTCTTCTTCTACAAAAAATTCAAATTGTCTTTCCTCGGTGCCGGTACCGGGGAAATTAGGTTCTATGTGACTTTTTGCAGGGAGAACAGCAGCTATAGGGGAATCATAATAGGCCGCTGGATTGAATCTTTCGTTAATCATTATCCTAACATTGTCGCTAAAAACATTGTGAACTGTGTACCCGCTGCTTGCATATTCTTCCGATACGAATTCAGAGGGCCCTCTTTCTAGATCGCCAAAGTATAGCTTTATATCAAAGCCATATGAATATGGGGATCCTTTCCAAGCTCTTAAGCCTTTTGCGTTGTCTCTAAACTCAAGAGCCAGATCCGGCTCTGATTTTCGGCCATGGCGCGTGAAATGAATCGCTTGACCATCCCAATTAATTAACGCAGTTGTATTGTAGCCGAGATCGGGAAGATTATATAGTTCAATAGCCGGCTTATCATATAATCCCGATGTAAGCCCAGCGTTGGTGAAGCTTAATATGGCGCCAGAATTATCTCCATATTCATTGTTAGAATTATAATTAATAGAGTTATGTAAATCCGACACATCTGTTCCACCGTTTATTGTATCTAATGTGCCATTGGCAAATTGTTTTTCTAGCCACATTGCCACAGAATAAGGATAGGCGCCTTCTTGTTTATATAAAGACGCGAAGGTTTCGTCGTAGTCGGGATCATCTGTATAATAATCTACATAATTAGGCCTATTTGAAGAGTATCTATGGTGTGCTGACAAAGGATTTCCCTTCGTATCCGACAAAATCATGTTCATTAATCCCCAATTATGAGCGCCGGGACCATTATCCAACATATCCTCTAAAAACGCCATCTTAATTGATTCAATCGTGTTGTCTTTAATTGTGCTGGCTAACTGTTGTGCTTCTTCTGATTCAAATGGTATTAAACCATCATCACACCCAGGCGCCGAAACTAAGGGCGGCATATTATTGTTTATATAATTTGGCAGACCTCCCTGTAATAGGTCTTGTAAATCTTCCAAATTATCTTGCAAATCTTTTGTTGCCAAATCACACATGGCGCCGATTTGATTTTCGGATGCTCGGCCTTGTAGCAGACTATTTCTTAAATCACAAAAAGCCGCTTGTTGTTCTGGAGTTGCACAAAGAGAAGGGTTTGCTGGCAGATCTGCTTCCGGAGGATTGTTTATCGCGTCTCTCATTGCATCTCTTACGTCTACCGGTATTAAATTTCCAGTATTCTCGAAGAAATTAGCGATTGCTTGTCGATTTGGAAAGCCTTCTCTCAATTCTTCATATTCATATCCAACCAAATTATCTATAGCTATTAACATTTCATCAGAAGGATTACCCAAAAAAGCATTCATAAATTCTGTTTGAGTTACAGCTGATGAAAAATCTGATATAAAATTTTGTAACAATTCTTCATCGGATAGAGCGGCGCCGCCGGCGCCAAGTTGTTCAAACAAATCAGCAATTGTATCATCTATTTCCTCTTCGTCGGCAAGTTCTCCGCATATTGATTCTCTTATGGCACTTTTAAAGGAAGCAGTTCCAGATGCAAGATCTTCTAAAGATGCTAGCGTCGAGCCTGCAGTCTTCAGCGCTTGACAAATGGAGCCACTTATAAGGCCACATAGTTTCATAATTAATTTAGTAACAATCCCGATAATAAGCTGTATAAGAGCTTGTTTAAAAAGTTCAAAAAATATTTTTGGATAATCTTTGATCTTCGGCAACCAAGCACCTGGATTTTGAAATCTGGGCATTACCCAATCATCAATATCACTACAAATAGGAAGTTGTATACTATTAATAAAATCAGGAATAGACGGATTCATTAAAGGAGCTTGAGGGCAATCCGTGAAAGCAAGAATATTAGCTATCATTTGGGCGCCCGGATATTGGTTTAGCAGATCAATTGCTTCTATTACATCATTTCTATAAATTTCTATCAGTGCGGAGATATAGGCCTCTACTACTATTAAATTTGAAAATTCTGCTTGCGTAGATGAACCATCTACAGTTTGCGCAATAGTCCTATCAGACTTCGGGGGGCCCGTAGGTGCCGATGGGTTTCTTTGAGGGATCATTGCATTATTTGGACCTTCTACGCTATTTTCTCTTTCGTGAAGTATCTCTTCGGATGATGGATTCGTAATAATCGCCATGGAGCCTTCGGCCTTTTCAATATCGGCAGAAAGAGACGACAATTCTGTTCCTGGCTTAAATATGTCGCCGGAATCTAATTTAGCTCTCGCCAACGATGCGACTTCTTGTTGTCGGTCGGCCGGGAGGGCCCTTAAAAAGAAATCATTTAGATTATCTATACTCATGGCTCTTAATGCCGCCTTTAGAATGGCGGCGCCGGCTTGTTCAAGAGTTAGCCCCTTCATTAAACAATGAGTTGCTTCGATTGCAAAATCAAACATTCCGCATTTTTTAATCTTGTCAAAGCCCTCGGTCCAAATTATATCTAAATCAATAGATCCAAGGGAGCGCACGCCCTGATTTGTATTCATCTTACCAAAATCTGCTATTTTTGCGCAAAGTGACATGAATATCTGATCTTCATCTTCCATAGTAGCAAAAGCTTGCTCTGTTGCCATTTGTTTGATTGTGTGGCGGCCGTCCTTTGTTCCAAGAACGTTGCGCAGTTTCGTCGAATTAGTTGTAGTAACTGCGTCGGGAGCCGATCTCAACCCTAGTTGTATTTCCAATTCTTCTAATTCTTGAGTGTTATTTAAACACCCACTTTTTCTAAAGGCATATACAACCGCATCTCCAATACTAAATGCAGAATCTAGAATATTTTGACCAAGCTGTTTTGTCTCTTCTTCTAAGCGAGCAGCTATGCAACTGCTTGTTGGAGCCTCTGTCTCTTTTTCTTCTCCGAATGTACTATACAGACCTGGGTATGTGTACTCTAAAACAAACTCAATCCACGGCATTGGCTCTGTGGCTGTCAAGCTATCATTCATTTTATCTAGCTGAGCGAAATAAGCGACAGCTGTTGGGTCTCTCCAAGAATCCTTGGCATTTAAAGGTTTAAGCTTTTTTGGTCCATATATAAATGGTTGCTCTCCACATCCGGCCGCCCATACTCTGAGTCTTTTAAGTTTGTATTTTGAAGTAAAATTGAATTCGATTCTTGTTACTTTTTGCTTAAAGAGACCTGTCGTTCCAACCGCCACTATATTAAGATCTTTTGATGCTAGAAAGTCATCTAAATCAGTTAATAATTTTCCTAATGTTGAATTTCCAAGCCGGGCGAGGTCTCCATAGTTTTGTAGATTAAATACGCTATTGTCTTTTAATTTGAGAATATTGCCGCCTTCCACAGCGCGATGAACTTTTAAGTACTTTGAGTAAAGTTTGAGACCTCTTCTTACTCTGTTCAGTTTTGTTCTAATTTCATCTGCAATATAAGTTACAGCCTCCGGAGAATCTTCTGATTCTTCCTCTTCTTCCTCTTCTGATTCTTCTGATTCTTCCTCTTCTTCAAGATCGTCGGCCTCTTCTATTGAGCCTATTGTTTCAAAGCTTACAGAATACAAAAGTTTTAGTCTAGAAGTGGGTCGAGCATCCAAGTATATATCAGTATATTCAATTGAATTTTTAACAGTCTCTCTTGACTTTAAGCTATCTTCTCTGGAATTATTCACCAAGAGTGACTCGACTGCGATATCTAAAAATTCATCAAACCTTTTATTAAGACCCTCTGTTTCTAGTTCCTCGGTCAGTTCTCCTGCTCTATCTAATTCAAGATATTCGTCATCCATAGTAGTGGTGTATGGAGTCTCAACAGTAACTTCAAATTTGCACTTTCTTTCATTGAAAAAAGGCTCGTTCTCATCGAGTTCTTTCCAGCTTGGGACAGAGGCATATGGGTTCGCAACACATGGTGGACACTGAAATTCTTCTTTTACGTCTACAAGATCTTTACAAGCATCTGCTAAAAGATCTCCATCCATATCCTGAAATCTTAAAAATTTTGATTCTGCCATTACTTTTACCTTATGTTAGAAATACATTTTTACTGCACACATAGCGATATGAGAAGGGATAAACAAAATTAGCTTCCCATATATTACTATTTATTCTTTGTTGCCAAATATTATTAACCACACTATCTAAAACTTGTGTCGCTGTAGCGCCGCCGGCAATACCATAGTGAGGAATCGGACCAACTGAAATGGCACTCGCAAACGCCGTGTTAACGACTGCAAGATTAAAGATAGCCGACATCATGTTTTCAATTATTCCATGAAGCTCTTTAAGTGCTGAAACCATATTTTCTCCTCTAACGGCAGGCTGCAGATCTTGGATTATTTCTCTTCTCAAAAACTCTCCCCCCGCTACTGTGCGTTCTCCGCTTTTGTTTCCAGCGATAAGTTCAATTTTAGGGGCGCGCTGTCTAATACGACCACCAAGCGCGTTTGTTTCTCCAAAAATACCAAAACCTGGAAATGGGGCCTTTCCTGTGACAATCTTTACACCTTCTCGCCCAATAATCCTTACTGCGTCTGCTTTTATTCCGATACCGGATCTTGTCGTTACATTGCCGGCGATCCCCTCTGTAATGCCAAAATTTTTATCAATATCTGTCAATTGGCTTATATATATTCTTGCAGCATCTGCAGCGAAGTTAGGATCTACTATTGTCCCTCTCCTTGCGTTGTTTACACGCGGCAAGCTAGACATTCTCCCTACAACAATATCAATTGCATCGCAATTAATTGCGCCTTTGCCGCCCCATCCAGTTTCAAGACCACCGGGCCTATCTTTACCAAATACTATATAAGCATTTCTTTTTTTTATAACTTTCTGGCCGGGAGCGGGTTTGAGATATACTTTTGATTCTGGACCATTTGTCTGTATTAATCCGGATTGATCTGGCAATTCTGTAATGTATTCTCCAGTGCGCGAATTTTGAAGCGCAGTGAACAAAGGAATACCACCATAAACGCCACGTTGTTGAGATTTCAATTGCGCTTCGGCATCGTTAAAATATTTTGGATCCCATATTTTTCTTTCAGACATGCTTAACCTCCATCATAGCTCCAATGCCATGGCTCACCGCCAGTTGCTAAAGGATCGGGCGGATCAGAGCGCGATCTTGTCCAGTTTTTTATATTACCATAGGCAGCTTTGTTGTGCACATTTTCCAATAGCCATTTGTATACATCACTCTCTCGGCAATCGGCCGTCGCAGTGTTTTGGCAACATTTTTGCCCACTTAAACATCGCTTTTTAGAGAATTTACTATTAACATGTAGGGAACCTGGAAGAGGAGCAGAAAGGACTGCTTCTTCTTTAAGTACCATAGTTAATTGTGATTCTGTCAATAATACCTTCATTTAACAACCTTTATATACGTATCCACCTGAACTGGCAGTAAGGGGATAACTTTTATTTATATGATTACATCTACTTCTACATGGACTTACAGCAGAACATTCTCCTTCACAATATGCTCTTAACATCTGTTCTGCGTCCCAGTTGTATTTTGCTCCCATCTCATGTAAACATTTAGGATAAGAATTTAAATAAAACATTCCTACCGCGTATTCTCTAGGCGTGTTCCAACCACCCTTATTTATGGGTGTTACCAATCCTTCTTTAAACTTTCTTGATGCCGCTCTATTCTGTACACTTTCACTTTCGGAAGAATTTAAGAAACTCAACATTCCCTGTTTCCAAGAAGAATCTTTCATTTCATCACCACTATATGATTTAATACTATCCACCATTTCATTCTCTGACTTACCAAAATATTTCTCAGTGTCCATTTCCTTATAAAGTTTTTTAAGTCCGCTTTTTGTAAAATGTAAAATTCCTACCGCTGTATCTCCCTGACTATCTAAAAATAAATCATTATAGTTTTTAGACCCACCAGCAGAAATAGTACTATTAATAATATCAATAATTAAATCATCTGATATTGGAGCTTGTTGATTAGATTTTGCACCACTTTGATAAGAACCAGTTCGTGATATGCCGCGAGAACTACGTCGAGTGCTGGAAGCTCCAGATATATTTCGAAAAGCATTTTTTAAAGACTCACAATCTAAAGCATCACTTTCATCCGACTCAACATTGGTTCTGTTATCCTTGACGCTAACAAAGGTACCAAATTGCAAATCATATGAAAAAACATTTTCTTCTAATCGAACGTTCACAATATCTCCCACTTGTGGAAGATAATTGGTACTTTTAGTATAATCATCGGATGATATAAAAGTTGTATGTAAAGTCACCAGTCTTCTTATTTTGGCCTTCTCTTCGGCAGTTGTTCCCCTCGCATTACAAGG